CTTATATGATTTAAGATTTTGGTTGTGGGGGCTTGGATATAAAGAAACATTGCTTGACTATCAGCATGAGGTACACTTATTTTATGAACGATCTTAATGCATATCTTTATTCAGTTAAACAAGAAGACTGTGCTGCTGATAAATGGGATTACGGTTTATTAAAACAATTTTTTAATAAAAACAAGATTAAACCAGACAGAGTGACAACTTTGCCTAATGTAGATAGAGCCTTTGTTGTCATTCCTGGACCACAAAATGTAGACTTTGAAGATCAAATATCTGAAGAGTTAAGTAAAATAGGCAGGGTAGTTTTATTTATTACTGGAGATGAAAGTGCTACATTTAAAATTGATAAAATAAAACATGATAATATTGAGATTTGGATTCAATACCCGCACAGAAAACATTCACAATATAATAAATTAGCATTAGGTGTTCCACAACATCTATCAAATAATTTACCAGAGTATCAAGATAAATCTTATGATGTATTTTTTTCAGGACAAATAACTCATCAAAGAAGGCAAGAACTTGCAACTGTTATGCCTGACATACCAAACTCTTTTTATAATCCAACTACTGGTTTTGCAGAAGGCTTAAGTCCGAAATCATATTACGATAAAATGTTTTTATCAAAAATTGTTCCTTGCCCTAGTGGAGCAATGGTCATTGATTCATTTAGATTTTATGAGGCAATTGAAATGCTTTGTTTGCCTATAGGGGATAAGTTAGATTCAAAAATGCAGAACACAAATTTTTTTAATTTTTTATTTCAAGGTGAGCACTCAATAAAAACTGTTGAAAATTGGCAAAACTTATCTGGTTTGTTACCTGAATTATTAAATAACTATACATCTGAAATGCATCAAATTGTCTGTTGGTGGATTAAATATAAAAGAGATTTATTTAATGAATTAATGAGGCAAGCAAATGCATAAAAGAGATATAACAATTGTTATGGCTACATCTGTAATTCCAGATCATCCAAGTACAAAGATGATAGAACAAACCATTAGTGATATTCGTGTTCATTTTCCAGACAATGAAATTATTATGCAAATAGATGGTCTTAGAGAAGAACAACAAAACCGTAAAAAAGATTACGATGAATATAAAAATCGTATTTTGTGGAAGTGTTTACATGAAGATAAAAACATTTTACCTTTTATATTTAAAGAACATAGCCATCAAACTAACATGATGCGTCAAACAATTACTGAAGTTAAAACACCTCTATTACTTTATGTTGAAGGTGATGCTCCTTTGACTCCAGACATGCCAATAGACTGGGATAAGTGCTTGGACATGTTTGAATATAATAAAGCAAACACTATTCGTTTTCATTATGAATCATTCATACCAAAAGATCACGAACATCTTATGTTTGGTTTAGAAGATGGGTTTATGAAAACCATACAATGGAGTCAACGACCACATTTAAGTAGAAAAAAATATTACAAAGACATTGTGCTTCCAAGATGTAAGGATAAATTTTTTATAGAAGATACATTTCATGGAGCAATTCAAGATGACATATCCCCATATGAAGTATTTAATCAAGAAGGTTGGGAGACACATAAACTTTGGATATATCATCCTGAAGGTAGTATTAAGCGTTCTTACCACTTAGATGGTCGTCAGGGTACCCGCAAATTTACGGTGGACGATGAAACTTGGGGGTATAAAGAATGAGACTAGGAATCATAGCAAGATCAGACAACACTGGCCTTGGTAATCAGACTAGAGAGTTAGTTAATATGCTTAGTCCTGATAAGATTCTTTTAATTGACTCTACCCCGTTTAATAATAATAAACAACATCCAGAATGGTATGACCAATACAGTTGTATTAAGACACATGGTTTTCCGTCCGTTCAACAGATTAAAATGTTTTTAGGAGATGTAGATGTTGTATTAAGTTGTGAAACTTTTTATGATCAAAATTTTATAAGGTTTGCAAATAGACGTGGAGTAAAAACGATTCTTCAGTATAACTATGAATTGTTTGGTCACTTAGCCAACCCAGAACTACCCTTACCAACAGTCCTACTATCTCCTAGTTTATGGCAAATTGAAACAATTCAAAGTATGTTTGGAGATAGAACAAAGGTAATTCACCTTCCACCTCCAACTACTCCTGAGTTATTTGCAACTGCAAAAAATAATAACATCTCTAAATCACACAATAGACTATTACACATTGCTGGAAAGAAAGCAGCCAAAGATAGAAACGGTACTGAAACCGTAATAAATATGCTAAAGCACTCTAAAGCAGATTATGAATTAGTTATTAAAAGTCAAAGTGAAATAGTAACTAATGTAACAGATTCAAGACTAAAGATTGAAATTGGTAACCCAGAAAACAGGGAAGACATGTATAACGGCTTTGATGCTATGGTATTACCAAGACGATATGCAGGACTATGCTTACCAATGAATGAGGCTTTGCTTTCTGGTCTTCCCGTTTTTATGACAAATGTTTCGCCCAATAATCAGATCTTGCCACAAGATTGGTTGGTTGAATCAGATCCGATAGGAACAATTAGAACAAAGGTTAGAATTAATTTGTTTGAGGCAAACAATGTCTTGTTAGCGCAAACAATTGATAAGTATATGTCTATCAATGATAAAACTAACTATAAACAACAGGCTTATGATTTAGGCTTTAATAACTTTGCACCAACAATATTGAAAGATAAATACCTAGAACTTATTGCTCAAATCTAGTTTTTTTATTAAACTTAGTCTTAAGTATTTTATTAAATATATTATTAAATGAACTATCCGCACTGGATAAATAGGTGTGATCATCTATGTTTAAATTATAAGACTTAAGAACTAATGGTCCAGAATTGTAAACCTTAACGTCTTCCATTTGTGTGCCACCGACATCAAACTTATTTCCATATATAGATCTCCATAAAAATTGATCTAAAAGTTCTAGTACTATCTTTAATTTTTCTTTTTCCATAATCATAGGGACGTGGAGTTCATAGTCTAGGGGGTTTTCAAACCCAAGGGCTTTAAGTTTTTTATATGTACCTGAAAGTTTTCTAGTGTACTGAGAGTTACCATTAAGTTTTTGATATAGATTTATTTTATCTAATAGGAAGCCACTATGAAAATTTTCTATCTTATTTATTTTTTTAATAATATAAAAGTCATCATTCATTAAGACAAATGATTGTGATATTTCTTCTGAAAAACAAATTGTTTCTAAATTTTTTACAGCATTTTTATACTTTGATTCTTTTTGTTCTACCTTTATATAGTTTCCTATATACCAGTCAGGCTTACCGCCAACAACCCATATAGTTGCTTCTGGAAAACTTTCAACAACAGATCTAATTGAATACTTTAGTTCTTCATTGCTTCCATCTTTACATATATAAACAAAGTCCATTTTTCCCCATTATAAAAATTAAGAAAGGCGAACTTATTTTAAGTAAATTCGCCCTTCCCAATTAACTAACTACTTCTTTTTAGCAGCAGCCTTTTTCTTTGCTGGAGCCTTCTTAGCGGGTACAATCTTGCTAAGTGCGTCTGAAACAACACCAGTATCTGGCAATACACCAAATGCCTTGTCATTAGGATTGAGCGCTCTCAATGCAACGGGTGCTAAAGCAGCAACTAGTGCAGCCCATAGATCCTTTGGATCTGTTACGCCAGCCATGTAAAGTGCAATTACTGAACCAAGAACAGATCGTCCATATGATGCCAGCATTGCCTTTGTCTTATCGTTTAATAGGTTATTCATTATTCCTCCTAGGATATAACTTTTGTTATTGTTGTAAAACCAATCCATAGACCAACAATTCCTGCGACTCCCGCAAAAACTGGTGGTGCTGGGACTGGTAATTTGAATGCAGCAAATACAACACCACATCCAAAACCTGTAATAATTGATAATATAATTTCTTTCATATTATCTTTTTTCTTGACCAATCTCTGGTAAAAGGGCTAAAAGTTTTTCTGAGTAGTTGTCCAAACCTTTTACCCTTAGTTCATCTGAAACCTCTTTGATGGTTTGCTGTGACTTTTCAATGTACTCAAAAGCCCAATCCCTTGAATCAGAAAGGAACTTTATAAAGTTTTCTTTATGTATTGTGTCATCAGACATACTGATGCCGTTGTTCATTTGAGAGTTTAATTCTTCAAGTGCCCTGGTTTTTATAAAAAGTTCAGCCAACAATAAGTTAGACTTTTTTAATTTATCAAAGGTAGCCCAATAGGATAGTCCAAAGGAAAAAGACAGGGTAGCAAAAAATATTAAAAACATCATTTCCATAATATCTATTGTACTCTATCCCTAATCACGTGAGTTGTCCAATAGTATAAACACTTATCGCAACAAGGTTTGTTATATTCACTCTGAGTATCTTTATAAAACTCTGCATAATAAATATAATCTTTACGATAAAGGTTGGCTCTATGGGTAATATTGACACGATTTACATGAGATGCCTTACTCCAGACTGGCTTATCAGTACCCCACAGATGCCCAGAAACGGCCTTCAGAGCCTCTATGTTGGCCTCATTCTTGTCTGTCTTAATACCTCTAAGGCTAGCCTCTTTAATCATGGCTCTTGTATACGTGAGTAATGATTTTTCAGCATTCTTCCACATCAGTACCGCTGGGTGATTACGCCATGCACCTGAAGGGGATTGACCAGACAAGACCTTAAGTATCTGATAAGACTCTAGTATTTGTTTATTTAAACGCTTATTATCAAGAGTCTCAGCGCATTGATCAAAATCTTTGTATGGTAAAAAGGTTTGCATTAGTCATCTTCTTCAATATCAAATAAATCTAAGTCTGATAATTGACTAAGCCTTGAAGCAAAAAACAAATTAATTGCAACAAGAAAGGATATTGCTAACAGTATTAATATAATTATTTTCTTTTTCATTTTGGAAAACTCACTCCACATCTTGTGCAAAGATCATAGGTTTTCCCAGTAAAAGGACAAGAGCCTGATAAAACAAGTGTATGTTTTTTTATTTTGCATATAAATATTTTTAATATATACACTACTTCTCCATTCTTATAATATCTATAAACTCTTTATGTTTTAAAAGTTTAGGAATTAAAAGATTTTGTTCTTTTAATATATTTTTATAGTTTTCTTTTTTAGCATCATCTAATAAAAGGTGTGCATTCTTTTTAAGAGTATCAATATTAATAATATGATTTCCTATTAAGATATAGTTATATGAATATGAAAAAAATATTTTATTTGTATCAAAATCAAAATTAGAAAATAAAACTTTATCTTGACAAACGTTTAAAACATATTTTACTTCTTCTGGCATTTTATTATTTTTAGAAAAATTTTTCCAAAAGTTATTATTTTCTTTGTTTGTTATGTAATGTAAATATAAAAAGTTAACAATTTCTTTAGTCTCTTTTAAATATATATCGTTAAATCTTTTTTTAACAAAATTATTTTTTGTTATTAAATTTTGTTTGTCTGACATAAATCTAGTTAAAACAATTATTGATTGCATTATTGAAGTTGCTTCTAGTGGTTCTAAGAATCCAGATGATAATCCAACCGCTAAACAGTTTTTATTCCAAATTTCTTCAAAACATCCTGCTTCAAAATTAAAAGAGCCTTTATCTTTCCTAGGATATGTTGGTTCAAAACCTAAAAAATCTTCTATTTCTTTTTTAGCCTCTTCATCACTTAAATAATTTGAATCATAAGCGTATCCACAGCCATACCTATTCTGTAATGGTATTTTCCACATCCAGCCGTAATTCATTGCAATTGCTTCAGTATATGGTGGAATGTCTTTATCTATATTTAAAAAAAACGGAATTGCTTTTTTTACTGGAAGATATTCAGAATAAGATCTCCATTTAGACTTATAAAATTTTCCTATAATTATTCTTTTAAAACCAGAGCAATCAAAAATAAAGTCACACTCTATATCTTCTTTATCTGTTTTTATTTTATTTATATATCCTTCTGAATCTTGAAATATTTCGGTTACAATTCCTTCTTTCCTTAATATTCCTCTAGATTCTCCAACAAGTCTTAAGTATTTTGCTAAAAGTGTTGCATCAAAATGAATAGCAACATGAGAAAAATTATTCATATTAATGGCATCATTATTTTTTACATATGGTACTTGAAAATTGTTAGAAAATTTTTCAACTAATGCATAATCTTTAAAGTTTTGATCATTTAAAGAGGCGCAGTAATGAGAAAAATTTGCATCATTTTCTATAAAATAACTATCTAAATAAAAGTTATAGTCATTAGAGGCTTGACTTTTTGATTCAAATGGGTGAAAATAACTATCTTTTTCATTTGACCAATTTGTAAATTTAATTCCATTTTTTATTGTTGCATTACAATTTTTTATTAAATCTTCTAACGGTATATTTAAGAAATTCATAAAACCAACAAAGTTTGGGGTAGATCCTTCTCCTGCACCAAGAATTCCGTATTCATCACTTTCTACTAAAATAACATTATCATCTTGATATATTTTTTTAGCATACAAAGCAGTTATCCAGCCAGCAGAACCACCACCTACAATGACAATATTTTTCATTTTACTGCCTCTCTGGTTACTAACACAATTGCTCCATTTATTTCTAAAGCCTTTTTTATTTGAACAACATACTTTAGTGCTTCTATTTTTTCATCATGCAACATTTTTAGAAATTTATACTCATCTAATTTTACTGTAAGGAAGTGCTCATTGTCAATAATTTCTATACCAAATCCTTTAGGCGGTGTAATTGAGTGTACAGCCCTACGCATTTCATTCGTATACATCACTTTCTACCCCATTGAATTTTATTCCAACCACGTTCATGTGCGTAGTAAATAAAGACTTTAACTACTGTTTCCCAAAATGCAATTGTTATGGATAGTGAAGCATTCTTTGTTATAACATAAGCAACAGCAACAGAAGAAAGCGTTCCCCAAATGCGATAACTTAGTGATTTAACAAATGATCTAGTCTTCGTTACTTTCATGATCTATATCCTCTTCAAACATGCTTTTAACAAATCTATCTTCTGCATCTGCAATTCCATGTCCAACATTAGATGCCCAGTTCACGACGTTTTTCAGTAGCCGAAATAGCATGAATGTCTGCCCCCAAATCTACTTGTTCAATTTTGTATCCAACGTCACGGCCATAGACAATGTTAGTAATGTTTGGCAAACGCAATACCATTGCATCTTTCATAAACTCATCCTTAGCAATATAACCCTTTACTTCATCAAATGTAAGTGGATCTTTTTCGCTAGTATTATATGTATTGCGTACTCCAAGTAGTACTTGGTTTGTTCTCATTCCAGCCTGTAAGTACAAAGCATGATGTCCCTCGTGCCAAGGTTGATAGCGACCAAGCATAAGTGTTGTTGGTGCAGACCAATCATGCAAACCATGCTTTTCAATTATGTGAGAGGCTTTTTCTTCAGCATTTAATTCATGATTAGAAAAGTATACGTTAGCAGTTTCAGGACGCTCAAACATTTTATTTGTATCTTCAAAACGACTTTGTGTAATCGTATCCATAAATATTAAAATATTTGGCTTACCAAATGCTTCACGAGTTGCTGCTGTTGGGCAAACAAAGTCTACAATAACTGGAGCAACTCCTTGATTAGCAATAAGTCTTGCCATAGCCCCTATACGTCTTGCTTGTTCTATGCGATCTTCAAGGGTAAAGCCAAGATCAGAATTAACTGTAGCACGTACTTCATCTGCATTAAGATGAATAGCATTAATACGTTCTTTAAGGGCTTTTGCTAATTCCGTTTTTCCAGAGCCAGGTAGTCCAATTATTTGTATAATCATCATTACTCCATTGTTAGTGCTTGCCAAGTATTTGACCAGTCTTGCTTAGTTTTATGCTTATTAAATTCTCTTGAAACTTCTCCACCCTCTAAGTATACTCCACCCCAGACGCCCCACTCTTTTCCAGATATGCCGTTTGCAAAGCATACTTTTTTTACTGGACACTGTCTACAAAGTGCGTCAACGCCTTTTCTGGATTCTTCATGATCTTCATATTTATCAAAAAATGAATTGTTTTCCATTCCTAAACACAAGGCTTCGTCTTTCCACAAATGCTGTTTCAAGATTAATCCTTATACTTATTTGGTATATCCCAACCATTACGACCAGGCTTATAAATTCTATGTAAGTACCACTTATCTTTTACTCTAATACCCATAGGAGATGTCTTTGCGACGTCTGATTCTTTTAAATCAATTACATCCCAACCACGCCATAGCAAATTTTTATTTTTATTTATAATTTTTTCCATTGTGTTTAAACTTCTAATAATCATTTTATTCTCCTAATACCTAAAAAGACCGACATCAATATTGTTTGCTTCTGCAACTAGAACCAGTTTTGATTTTGATTCTTTTGGACGACTTAAAAAAGCAAAGTAATTAATTTGATTTATATTTTCACTTAACCATATTGGCGCAGCATTATAAAACTTAATTTTTTTGCCTCTTGCTTTCATTCCTCGTTCTGATAAATTAGAAAACTCTGAAACAAAGTGATTTATTCTTGATGGGCCAGCGGAGTAAATAATAAAATCATTATCTCCATCTTTCATGCCAGATAGGGCAACGCTCATGGCACGAAGGAATACGTTATAGTCGTTAAATTCCTTTGTTCCCTGTACTGCTACTATCATTTGGTCCTACCCCTTGTTTTAAGTCATCAAGTATTGATAACATTTTATCTAATTCTTTTGTTGGCATATTTTCAATATCTAATGGTTTTATTGTTTCTTCATCTACCCTGCCATTTATGGCATTTGCAGTATAAAAAACATTATTTAATATCCAATATGCACTTCCGTCTGCTATTACGACCCTTAACATATTTTTTTGAATATGTCTTTGAGACTGCGTTATAACTTTAGGCTTATCAAACCTTTGTTTTGGAACAACATCTTTAACCATTTCAAAAATAGAACTTTGTCTATATTTATTCTTGTTTAAAAATATCATTCTTCTTTTGTTTGATATTTTAATTATAGACCAATAAGACAGCAATGTCAAGCCTATAATTAATAAATATTTCATACTATTTAGTTTTTTTAACTGGTTCTTGGCTTAAACTTAAAACCATAGAGTTAAGTTTATTAACCTCAAGTTGTAGTTTTAATGACTCTAGTTCTACGTCAGATAGTTTTTGTTTATAAAATCTTACCAGTTGAATTAGTTCATTTTTTTCTAAATTTTCCATTACCCCCTACTTTCTTAGATCAAAGGCAGTTCCCTGCCAAACCTTTTCTAGTTTTTTCTTTTCTCTTTCCACAATTGCACGGCTCCATGAGAACCCTGCATCTCCTCCCCAAGCATCCCACATAATTCTTCCGTTAGAAGGAAATTCTGGACCATCAAAAAACCCCTTGCCTTTTTTATCTACTTCGTGACGAGAAAAAAAAGAAAACATTCTTTTAACAACACTAAGAGACATTGCTCTACCAGCAACTATGTCTGTTGCTCTACCCCAACCAACTGGAGTTCCAGCACCTGTTGCTTTGCCATCTGCTTTCCACTTTAATGCACGACGAGCAGCAGCCTTCATGCCAGAATTAGGAGCGTATGTATCGGCCATGCTCTTTTACCTTATTCTTTTCATATGATTTGCCCCAAAAAAATGATGCAATCATTAATAATCCTATTGCTAATGAATGCAAAAAATAAAATGTACTCACTTTTTACCCCGCTTCTTTTCTTGTTTTATAGCACGTTTTTCTTTAAGAGTCATCTTTGGCTCTTTCTTTTTATTAGCATTGCCCTTTTGTTCTTTATTAGCCATTGCTTACCACTTTCTTCTGCTTTTGTTTATATGGACCTAAGTCCGCTTTAATGCTGCCGTCTTTTCTTAAACGAACGATTCTGCCATCTTTAATTTGCATTGGATTAAATCCATGGGTTGAATAATAAGAAGCAGATGATCTATTAGCCATTATTTTATAAAATCTTTCGGATCTAACAAACTACCACCCCAAATACTTTTATTAGTTTTATTTTCTGATTTATATTTTCCACCACGACGTTTATATTCTTGAACTACCCAAGAGTTAGCAACTGCAGATGGATAAACGTCAAACTTATCTTTTGCTGCTTGAACAACTCTTGCATAAAGTTTTGGATCAGAAGGTTCGCTACCACCGCTTCTTGGTTTAATAAAATCTTCATATTTTGGTTTTGCTTTTTCCATATTGTCACTTATTTCTTTTAGTTTAGAAACAGGAACACAATTAGGAACCATGCGTCCATCTTTTTCTTTCATGCCCCGTTGTTCATATCCAACCCAACAAGCCTTAGCCATGTTATCCCATTTATCTTCATCTTCATTATCTGAGTGATATGACTTCATTGTTTCTTCTGCATCCATGCTGTGTGTATTGATGTTTATTTTTTGTGCATCCGCATGCATCATTCCAATGCTATAAGCAGTTGGCTCCCATTTATTATTTTCTTCTTTATAAACTCTAACAGACATAGCAGGATTTTCTGGTGGCTTTGATTCAAGGGCGTATCTAGACCCAGGGGTACCGAGAGTTCCACCTTCTATCATTATGTGTTCAACCATGCCGTGAATTAGGCCTTCTGTTGTTGCACCCATTACAAAATCGCCTTCTTTTATATGTGGCATGTCAAACCTCCTAAGTTATATACTGATTATATCAGAGTTATTTTTTACGAGTTAGGCGTTTAAGTTCTTCTATAGCCCAAACGTCTTGCTTGCTTAGTTTTGACATTTCCACAGGATCAAAACACTTGTTTGTAATTGTTACTATTGGTTCTTTTGCCAAAAAATCCATGTCTACATAGCCTCTTTCCCATAAAGAAAGTATGTCAGCATTTACTCTATTGAGATGATCGTGATAAAGTTCTGGCATTACCTGCTCAATTTTGGAGGTAAATGAATATAGCAATGACCCATCTTCAGAGTCAACACCAGCAACCTCAAGTGCTCCTTCAAGGATTAACTTTTCAATCATTTCATTTTCATCTGAAGTCATATTTTTCCCATCAGGATTGAAAATTCTCTTGAATAATTTTTTGATCTGTAAGACGAAACCAGTTTGAGACATTATTTAACTCCTTTGATTTTATTGCATCTTTAATTGCATTTTGCTTTAACTCTTTGTATTTTCCTGTTTCAAACTCTTGGTCTTCTAATTTTCTCATATGAGGACAAAAGATTCTTGCCTGTTCCATACATTCTAAATGTAATGGATGAAAATCTGAAAAAACTTTAGGTCCTTCTTTGGATGTAAATTCAAGTGGAGCATTAATCCATCTAATTGTGATTTCTTCTTTTTTTATTTTTACTCCACAGTATGAACATAAATCTTTTTCGTATACAATATCTTCATTTTTTTGATTTAATCCAAGATGCCCTAAAGATTCAAAACGATCTTCGGATTGCCAAGGAATTGGAAATTTTTTTGCTAAATCTTTTCTTTTTGAGGTTGCCCAAGGCCTTGGAAGTCCAACTGTGTTTACGTCATTTTCTTGCCATTTGCTGGCATTATCAAAGTATTTATTTTTCATTAAAAGTCCTGTGTATCAAAATATATTGATTCTGAAAAATATATTTCAGAGTCTAGATTGTTTACATTATAGAGATAGTCTAGGTCTTGTTTTGTTAAACTATTATATAGTTCTGCAGAACCTTTTGTTATGTTATGATCATATTCTTTTTTATTATCAATATAAAAACTATCAGTTATATTAAAATCTTTTAATATTTTTTTCATAATAGTATTGCATGCCTGATTATTTAATTGGGTATCTTTTAGTAAAATATTTACACTTTTAATTCTATTAAATGCAGTGACCTTGTCTATTTTTATTGTTAAAAAATCTGGGTCAAGACCTGCTGTGGGATTAAAAGGATTTAAATCAAAATTCTTTTTTGTATATAAAAAATTTTTAATTTGATAATTTGAAATAAAGTCTTTATTTATTTCTACCCAATCCATAAAGTTAGGAATATTTTCTGGAATAGGTCCGTTTTGGCCACCATTTTTATAGTATGCATAATGGCTTACAGTTCTTTTTACTGGATCTCTTAAAGATGAAACTATATAGTTGTTTTCTATTTCTTTCCAGCCAAGGTGATACTCTCCATCTATGTAAGGAATATTATTGTTTTTTAAAATATTAAATAATTGATGAATAATCATATTATTTAAATATGTTCCACCACATTTTGCTATCTGTAAATGATAAAAGGAACTAAATTTATTTTCCATTAATAAAACTCTGCAGTTCTTCTTTTGTTTTTGCTCCAGTCATACGAGCAACTTCTTTTTCATTTTCAAATAATATAAAAGTAGGTACTGATTTTATTTCAAACCTTTTAACAAGCAACTGTTCGTAGTCTGCATCTATTATCTGAAACTCAAAACCTTCTCTTTTCATTTCTTCAACAATTGGTCTTGTTTTTTTACAGGGACCACACCACTCTGCTGTAAAATAAAAAACGTTTTTCATTTACCAGACTTTGATCTAGCCTTTTTTAATACCTCAAAATCTTTAACTTTAGTTTCCCCAAGGTATCCCCAAGCATAGCCATCATTAATCATTTTATTATTAAGTGATTCAGACTCTCCATTAACATATACCCAGCCAAGAATACGTCCATATTTTTCAGATGAGTTCATTTTTTCTGTACGAATAACAACAGATTTTGCATCTTTAAGTTGTTTCTTTAGGTATTCTTTAGCCTCAAGGCCAAGAACTTTTTCTGCTTTATCTTTTGTGCGTGACTCTGGAGTATCAATTCCAGCCAAACGAACACGAGATGCAAATAAAATATCAAACCCTAAATCAATAACAACGTCAATTGTATCTCCATCAACAACATTTTTTACCTCTTCAACAAAATACTCGTACACTATACGCCCCCTACTGGTTTGTCTTTAATAAGTTTTTCACGCTCATCAAGAATTTCTACTAAAAAAGCCATCATTTTTTTATGTGATTCAGCATTGTTCATTATATTTTCGTAATGGTGATTACAAAATGTTAATTGCCCTGATAGACCTTTAACTCTAACTAAGGCTTGTGCTTGACACTTATCACAACGATCATTGGCATTTAGAATATATTTTTTTGAAACTACGCTTGGATGTTCTTGAACAATGTTAGTCATAGTATTATTATACATCTACTTTCTGTTATCGCTTGAATAAAATCCACTACCGTTAAAAATTGCAGCAGGAGCGCTCCAAAGCCTTTGCATAGATTCGCTACAGCATATTGGGGATTTATCATCACCAATTGATTTTTCAAATTCAATTTGTGAAGAACAAATAGAACATTTATAGTCGTATCTAGGCATAAACTCTCCTTAAGTTCTACTACAAGTATATCAAATAATAGGCAGTTTTACAACATACCCAGGTTGCTTTTTTATTTTATTTTAATTACTTTAGGTTTTTTGTCTTCAGGAATAACACGAACAATATTAATTGTTAGCATTCCGTCTTTTAGTTCTGCACTAGACACTTCCATATATTCACCAAGAGCAAAGGATCGTACAAATTTACGACCAGCAATTCCCTTGTGAACTACTTCAGCATCTGTAACATCAACAATTTCACCTTTAATTACAAGTGTCCCATTGTCTACTGAAACATTGATATCTTCTTTAGTAAATCCTGCGATAGCAACAGATAAACGGTATGTATCTTCGTCTAGTTTTAGAAGATCATACGGAGGATATGATTGTGAATTTACTTTATGTGCTGTATTCAAACGGCCCAACTCTCTGTTGAAGCCAATAAAAAAAGGATCATTGAATAGATCCATTGCGAACTGTGTTACCATTTTATTCCCCTTTCAAGCGAATAAGTTAATGTACCCCCGTTCGGCAGGTACAGTATAATTATAGCATAAATCTAGTCTACTAAATTCTCTTTAATTTTGTTTAAAATGTACTTTTTTCCTTTAAATTTATTATACCAATGGTCTATTGAAACATATTTTTTATGTTCATTAAAATGATTTGCCTTTCTAACATCATCTATCATATTTTCTAAATCTTTAGTCATTTTAAATTGTTTAAAGTTAATTTTTTCTTTAGTATTAAATTGTAGATAATATAAAACATCTTCGTCGTTAACAATAAATTCGTCAAAATCGTTTTTTAAAATAAATGCAAACTCTAAATTACGAAAATATTTTCCTATATCAAAAGTTCCAGGAATTATCATACATCTTTTTGATATTTCGTTTTCTTCAAAAATTGGATGTTGATATGCATTTATAGTTAGACTATCTTCTTCTGTAAAAAATACATACTGTACAAGAAAAGAAAAGAATTTTTTTTCAATTGACCTTATTAAAACGTGATCGTCAAAAAATTTTTGATCATAATATTTTGAAACACACTGTTCGTTTTCAATTTTAAAAGAATAATCATATATTGATTTTATTGCATAGGTATTTTTTAATGATTCATTAAAAACTGGACAGTAATTAATTCCTGCAAAAGATGACTTATCATTATTATTAATTCCTAAAGAATAAAATCTTTTACTTACTTTTTCTGGTTCAGTTGCTTTTATCCATTCATCTTCCATGCTGGCCCAATAAACTGTTACTGACATTATTCTCCTTTTAATACATTATACACTTTAGTACCCCCAAGGGGAATTGAACCCCTGTTACCACCGTGAAAGGGTGATGTCATAACCACTAGACCATGAGGGCGTGGAGCGAAAGACGAGATTTGAACTCGCAACGTCTACCTTGGCAAGGTAGTACTCTACCATTGAGTTACTTTCGCAACAACTATATTATTTAACCCAAGATCCAAGCAAAGAAATTAATACTTGAACTTTAGAATTAAGTAATGCTAGTCCAGAATTCTCTACAGATTCCTGAATTTGAACTCCTGTTTGCCTATTGCTAAAATCTAAAGATTCAGTAATGTTATTTTTATTTACAGATATAGTTGAAGAAGTATTTTCTAAATATCCATAAATAAATCCGCCCCTTGTAAATAAATTATTTCCTACAGTATCACTATATTTAAACTGAGTTGTTTTTCCACCATAAATTGTTGCAGATGAAGTAATAGTTTCTCCATTTTCTTCTTCAGAAATTGAATTAGTTACTACTCTGCTATCTATCATTGTAAAAGTTTCAGAACTAGAGTCGTAAGTTGTAGTTCCTGGACCATACCAAAATCCACCACGGTTTTCACCGCTTGGACCTGCAGCAACTTGTGGAACAACAGTTTGTCCTGCAAAAGTCCCTCCAGCACAAGCACTACCACATACAATAATATTTGTTACATTTCCATTTGAATCAAGGACTGCATACGTTGGGTCCGCATTAGCAGACGAAACATTTGATGCTAACAAAATTACTGCAAACAATCCAAAAATACTTAAATTTCTTTTCATTTTACCCCTTAGTTTTCTATTATTTTAACTACTACTTGACAAGGGTCTCCGCCCTCTTCCCACTCTTGCGCTTCTTCTTCACTCATATAAGGATCTCCTTCATGAGTGTTACAGAACGGTTCTGTTATCCATCCCCGCTCAATTCCATTATTTAACCAAATCTCAAACTCGTCAAGATTTGATGCCTCATTCTGAATATCCTTTAAGATATCGTCAAAATTTGCCATGTATTAAGTATACTCTTAAATGCTGACTACGTCAATTGGACCCATGCAAGAAGGACTAAATTTAATAGCAGCATTTACTGCTCCAACCACTCTTTTACGAGGGTCTTTAGATTTTTCTGTAGCATTTAAATATCCATAAGCGTACTCAGCACCAGAACCCATTGCTAAATATTCTAAATTATATTTAGATAAAGACATATCAACTGCGTTGTGCTCATATATTTGACCTTTAATACAAATAATTAAACCAAGATCAGCCTCTTTACCAGTATCAACCCACCAGTCACTATAAAAATTTCTTAATTGTTTAATAAACTTAGTTTGCATAAATTTATCTAAGTCTTTTATATCTGGAACATATGGATTAAAATTATATCTAATTCGTTCTCCATCTAATGCCCCCGCATATCCAAGCAGGTATGGACCAAGTTTCCAAACCTTTGGTGCTGTTAAAGAAAGTATTGTGTTGTCGTCAGAGGCGCCACGATCTCCAGCCATATATATTTTATTTTCATGACGGACTACAGCCAAAACAGTCATACAGATCCCCTTAGAGTATACCCTTTAAGTATAGCAAACGATTATTGCTTAGTCAAACACCCTTTATTTAATGGTTTGACCGCATGCTGAGCATGTTTTTGGTTTATTTTGAGATTTTTTAGCGCTACCCGCAGTTGCTGCTGGAGCAGAGCCAAACTTAGGTCTACCAAACCCTACAATAGAAATCATTACACCTTTTTTATTTTTCTTATAGGCACGAAGTTTTTTACAAACCTCTCCACCATTTCTTTGGCTTCCTTTTGCATCGCCAGAAGTGTTACCCTCAACGCACCAAACTGTACCATCTTCATTATCTTTAACGACAATTCCGACATGAGATATTCTATCTACCCCGTCAGATGGGAAATCAAAATATGCAATATCTCCTGGCTCTGGATCTGCAACATCTCCATCAATCCATGCGCCTTTTTTCTTAAATGCTGCTGCTCCACCTGGAGTATAAACAGTATTAGGAACTTTTACTCCTGCTTCGTTTGCACACCAGTTAACAAATGATCCACACCATGGTTGAAAATCTGCCTTAGTAAACTTACCGTATTTGGTTTCGTTATCTTTTGGACCTTCTACCGTACCAACTTCTGCTAATGCTACTTCAATAAGTTTTTCTGCTGTACCTTGCTCTGCCATAATTATTTATCCCAATCAGCATCAACTGGTTGTTCTTCTGGCATTGCACCATCTGGTTTAGATAATCTACGTGCTTTAGCATCGTCAATCTCTGCTTCTAATTTTTTATCTGCCATTGTATTTTTGGCATCAACTTCTTTGTTTGCAATCTGTGCTGCCATAACATCTTTAGCACCAGATGAACCAATTAATAAACCAGCAAGTGTTCCTGTAATAAATGTTGCTACGCTTCCAAGAACATTGAAAAACATTTTATCATTTTCTGATTGTCCTGTAATTGGTTGTGTAACAAATATTAATGCATACATAATTCCTGTTGCTGTTATAAATAAAATAGATCCTAATGTGATTCCTAGGATAAACTTTAATCTTGCATCTAACTCTTGAGGAGTTAATCTTTCTTTAGCCATTTGTTGTTTCCTCCACCTTTTCTTGTGATGCTAAATCTTCTGGACATGCTCCATTAGCAGTACAAATTGGTGGTTTGCATTCTGCTGATTCCCAGTTTACTGGGTCCTGACATGGATAGCGATAATGACCGTCATACCCGCAGCCAGTTAGCCATGTGGCTAAAACAGTTGAGAGTAGGAATATGCGTATTTTTGACATATTCCCATTATACCAAACTTATTCGTCTTCTTTACG